GCTATCAGCATCTTACTTGCCGCTGGTGTTTGGTACGCGCACAACAGCGGGGTGCGATCCGGGACGGCGAGTACTCAGGCGCGATGGAATATCGAGCGCCTGGCCAGCCAGACGGCCCGAGCGGACCTGGAGGCAACGAACCGATTGATCGAAAAGGAGCTGAATGATGCCGTCGAAATACACGCCACAGAAATCGCCACAGCTAACGCGGCTCGCGCCGCTGACCGTGCTGCTGGTGCTGTTGTTGCTGTCCGCCTGCGCGACGCCGCCCGCGCCACCGCCGAGCTTGCCAATCAGGTCCGCGCAGATGCCAACGCTGCCAAGGTACGCGCAGCAGCCAGCGCTGCCGCCAGAGTGCTTGCCGACGTGTTTGAGCGCGCTGAACAAAGAGCGGGAATATTGGCTGACGCTGCTGACAACGCCCACTTTGCCGGTGCCGCCTGCCAGCGCAGGTACGACACTGCCCGCGAAGCCCTGAGCAGGTAAAATGCACCACGCCAGCGCCGTCAGCTGGTAAAGCTTAGTTGGTGAACTTTGTAAGTGATTGATCTGTATGGGTGTTTTTCTCCCTTACAAGGCGTAGGTCGGCGGTTCGAACCCGTCAGCACCCACCAAATAAACTGTAATGAAATCAAGGGCTTAGAGCAATCTAGGCCCTTTTTTCATGCCCCTTTTACCCACCTGAAAGGGAGCCAAAGGGAGCCACTACCAACCAAAAAGAGGCTTTCGCCAACTGAGCTATTACCATGTTGGGCGTAGCGTGGCGAATTCCACGCGCCAAGGTGGGCGCTCATGGCTGGCAAAAAGCATTTTCCGAACGGGTCGATTCAGTACGTGTTCAAACGGGCTGGCGTTTTGGATCGGCCGCTGTACCTCACGTTCACCGACGAAGCCGAGGGCGACGCCTACGCAAAGCGCCTGGATGCGCTGCTGGCACGGGGCATCGTGCCCAACGAACTGCGCGAGCCCGGCCGCGTGCTCACCATCGCGCACCTGGTGCGGGAATATTCCCGCGATGCGCACCCCAGCGGCAAAGACGAGCAGCAGCTGAGCGCCGTGGTGCGTAGCAAAGGCGCAACACCGCTGGCCAGCATCAGGGCCGCGTGGGTGGACGACTGGATCAACGAGCTCAAGCGCGAGGGCAGGCTGGCACCGGCCACGATCCGCGCGAAGGTGGGCGCGCTGGCCAGGGCTGCTGACTGGGGCATGCGCAAGGGCCTGGTGTTGCTGCCCGACCACCCGTTTCGCACGCTGCCCGATGGTTACGCCCAATACACCAAGCTCGATGTGGCACTGGCCGGCACGCAACGCACCGACGTGGAGCGCGATCGGCGGCTGGAGCCGGGCGAGTGGGAGGCGATTGTGGCCGTGCTGGCCAGCGGTGTGCTGGCGCGCAAGCAGCGCCCGCTGCAGCTGGACCACCCCGATGCGCTGCGCCTGCTGGCACTCATGGCGGTGGAGTCAGCCATGCGGCTGCGTGAGATGTACACGCTGACGATTGACCAGATTGACCTGGGCAAGAAAACCATTTTTCTGGACCGCACGAAGAACGGCGATAAGCGCCAGGTGCCGCTGTCGTCGGTCTGCCTGGTGGCGCTGCGCGATCACTTGGCCAAACGCGACGCGAGCGCCTGCGCCTGCCCCGACGCGCTGCTGCCCTGGTGGGATGGCGAGCACAAGCCGCGTGAGCTTGCGCGCGTGTCGGACTACCTGAGCAAGCTGTTCGCCGCGATTTTTGAGCAGGCCGGGTGTGTGGATCTGCGCTTTCACGACCTGCGCCACGAGGCCACCAGCCGGCTGTTTGAGCGCACCACGCTGTCGGAGATGCAGATCAGCAAGATCACCGGGCACCGCAGCATGGCGATGCTGCGGCGCTACGCCAACCTGCGCGGTAGCGACTTGGCGGCCCGGCTTTGGTGACGCTGGGGCGTGCCCATGCGCCTGGCGGTCTGGCTGATGATTTCGTGCTCGATCAGCGCCAGCACGTCTTTGGTCATGATGACGTAAGCGCGGCCCATCTTGCCGGCCGCCAGCTCGCCGCTGTTGATCTTGTCGAGCACAGTTTTGGGGTGGACCTTCATGAGCTCAGCGGCCTGGGTGATGTCGACGGTCGGGCCTGGGGTGCTCATGCCGCCCACCCCAACGCCTTGTGCACGTCGGCCGTGCCCATGCCCTCGGTGCGCTGCAGCAGCCCGTCGAGCTCCAGCGCACCCGCTGCCAGGCTCCAGGTGTTGAGGCTGGGCAGCAGGCGGTCGATGGCGAGCAGCCCGCCTTGGATGCTGGCGCGCTGCTGCTCTAGGCTTGCCGGGCGCTTGGCCAAGTCGGCCAGCGCGTTGGCGGTGGATGCGAGGATGCGCGCATCGGCAGACTCGCCCAGGCCGTGGTGACGCGCGGCGTGGCACACGATGTAGATCAGCCGGCCGCACAAATTCACCAGCGCCGGGGCGTTGCTGCCTGCCCAGGCCTGCATGTCGACCCCGATGCGCAGGCGCTCGATGTCGGTGTTGATCAGGGTCAGCATCACGGCTTCTTTGACCGCGTTGACGGACTTGTGGCGCTCGCGCTGCCAAGGCGTTTGGCGTTGTCGGTTGCGCGTGTAGCTGCTGGTTTTGCGGGTCATCGGTCTACCCCTGCAGCCGGTGCCTTACGCTCGCCGGAAAAGGGTTGTGGGCGCCTTGGGTGTGGGCGCTCGCTTGAAAGGCCTCGCTTTTAGCGATGCCGAGCGCGTTGGCTTTTGCATGCACGCTGCTCATGTCCCGGCCGATCACGCGGCCCACCACATCGGCGCTGTAGTGGGGGTAGAGGCGGCGCAGGGCCTTGATCTGCTCGGGCGTCCAGGGTTTTCGGGTGGCGGTCATGGTTGCAGCTCCAGGCGCGCCGGCGCGTTCATTGCCTGGCTCCAGGCGCTCCAAAACTCGACAGATCCGTTGGGCTGGGTGCTGGGGAGGTGTGGGATGTAGGTGGGGGGCGCGACGCTGACCGGGCGCAGTGCGTGCCAAGCCCACAGCGTGACGCTTTTGCTGGCCTTGTTTTTGCCAGTGGCTGCTGGGTTTGTGGCCTTGCCCGCTGCCCAGGCCAAGCCCTCAGTGCGCAGGCGCACCAGCATGGTGGTGGCGGTGGTCACGTCAACGCTTGCGCGCTGCGCAAGGTCGGCCGCCCTGATCGGCTCTTTGGATCGTTTCAGCTCAAGCCGCACGCGAGCGAGCTGCTGGGCTGCGATCGCGTTTTTCTTGGTGGGTGTGTGGTGGGTCATTGGGTGATTCCCTGTGCCTGCACCGCTTTTTTGATCCCACGGTATTTGCCTAGAAAAACCTCTGCCCACCTTGCCCAAGATCGTCTGGCACGCCAGTTGTTTGTGAGACCCATTAGGGGGAGCGGCCGCACCTCGTGCCCCGGCGTGTCCAGTACGGGCCAGGGCCGGCTGGTGGCCGGATCCCAGTTGATGAGGTCGCGCCGCTCGATGGCCAACGCCATCAAGTCCCAGCGCTTGATGTCGGCGCGGTGGCTGTGCATGGCGCCGATCACGCCGAAGGCGCGGTGCACCTGGTGTTCTTGCTCGGCCTCGAACACGGTCCAGGCGTTGCCCAGCGCCCACTTGATAGGGCTGGCCACGTCGCCGGCGTATGCCTCGTGGGCGTCGTGCAGCAGGGCGGCGAGCTGGGCGATTGGGGTGGCACCTTCGCTGGCTGCGATGGCCGCTACCAGCAAAGAATGCTCGGCCACGCTGTAGGGCCGCCTGGCGTGGCCGGTGAACCGGTTGATCTGCGCTAGGGCGTGGGCTATCTCTTCGATGCAGGGGGTGTTGAGCTGCTGGTGGATGCCGGCCAGGTGGTGCTCGCGGCCGGTGGCGGTGGTCACGAAGATCATGGGCGAGCCTCAGTGCTGAGCGTCTTGCGCATGCTTTCCAATTCATCAACCGTTTCGCCGGTGGGGTAGGTGATGCTCACGCCGCACCGCCTTGGTACAGCCTGGCCATCTCAGCACCCACGGAGTCAATGCCCGCTGGCCAAGCCTTGACAACGATGTGGTGCAGGTCGAGCGCCTGGGCTTGTGCTGGTGTGCAGCTGCGGCCCACGGCGGGCTTGAAGCTGCTTTGTATGGACACGCCGCCGGCGGGCGTGTCGCGCAAGGTGAGGGTGATTTCGGCCATGGGGTGGGGTTGGTGGTGGTGGTGAAGGAAATGGGAAAACAGGGGCTCGGGCTCAGTCGTCGAAGTCGCCGGCCGCCGCTCGCTTGAGATCTCTGGCGTGTGGCAGGGCAGGGCGTACCACGCGGCGCTGGCTGTTGAGCCACTCTGCTTTGCGTAGGTGGTGGGCGCGCGCCTCAACCACGCGCTGACGGGTGTCGTCTGCCATGGCTTGCTCGTATGTCCAGCCCAGCCAGGCGAAGGCTGCGAAGGCCCCGCGGCGGTGTTGATCTGTGACCGGCGGCATGGCGGGCGCCTCAGCGTTGCGCTGCCATCAAAAGAACGACCGCTAACACAAGGCCGGCGACGGCCAGGGCGATCAGCAGGTAGGTGAGCATCTGCATGCCGCTCTCAGGCTGCTCAGCTTCTTTAATTCCCGCTTCGGTAGGCTCACCACAGCGAGCGATCGAGCGGGTGTCTGGTGGCGGATCGGTCTGGGCCTGGTGCAGCGGTGCCAGCGGCACGTTGCGCAAGATATTCTGGGCACTGGCGGTGCCCTCGCTCAATACCGGCTGGCCAGCGCGCACGCGGCGCACCGCGCGCAGGTGCTGGCCAGCGGACCGGTTGATGGTTTGATTGATGCGCTGCATCGCCTCGTCGGCTTGCTGATCAATGGGGTTGGGCGGGTTCATGCGAAGTACCTCACAGCAAAAAACGCAAGCGATACGCCGATGGCAACAGCCAGCAGCCAGTCGGAAATGGTTTCACGGCTCATGCTTTCCCTTCTTTGCTTCGTTGATGCAGTTGCAGCACTGCGAGCCATTCGGTGCGGGCGTGAAATTGACATAAGCGCCCATGAAACTAAACAGCGCCTTGATCTTTTCTGCGTGGTCAGCACACGCATATGTCGGACCGGGTGGCGTGTGCGCTATGTAAATAGCGGGGAATTTGGGGGCATCGTTCACAGCGGGCTCCTGTGGGCAATCTGGCGCAGGATGAAGGGCACGTCTGGGTGCAGCGGGTGGATGCTGCGCAGCGCCCAGCGCAGGTAGGCCAGGTCGAGGGCGCGCAGGGCGCGACTGATGGCGGGGTTTTGGGTCATCTGTCTCTCCGTTCGCCCCATCGAATTTGCAGGGCACGGACGAATTAAACATTACGTTTAAACAACAGTCAACAGCGCGTTAAGTTTTTGCGTAAAAAAAGGGAAAACCCTAAGTATTTAGACGCAGAACAACCGAGCAAGCCGAGGCACACCACGACCAAAGCGTATGGGACCACGGCACAAGACACAGGTCAGCCATAAAAAAGGCCCGCAACCGTGAAGCTGCGAGACCTGAAAAAAGAAAAGCCACCCGGAGGTGGCGTTTTGTTGTGCTACTTTTTTAGCCGCCCGACCAGTTCGCCCAGCGACCTTCCAAGGCTTGATGCCAACGGTGATGGCGTTCGGGGTACGTAGCCGACGCTTTGGGCCATCTGCCGCCCGATCGGCGAGTCAACGGGAAGAATCTTTTCGCTTCCGCAAGCTTTGCATGTTTCGTGCCTGGTCGACATCCGCCACATCGAGTAAATAAGGCCTGGGATCAGAAAGCACAGCCATGCCAACAGCTCTATAAAACGCGAGCCTCTGGTCTCAGTCGTCGTCTCGCCTACCGTCCCGCAGTCCTTGCACACCATATTTGACATGAGAGCCCCGTTTGTTAAGGCTTGCATCCTAGCGCACCCCGGTTATTTTTTGCAGGCCAGGCACAAGGGCCAGCCAAAACGTCCATGGCAGAGCGCGCGCAATTGGTTGGTGCATCAGCCGTCTTCCCATTTCCCCAGCACTTTTCCGAGCACCCGGAATTTGTCACGGATGGGTTCGTGCGCAGGGTTTAAGGGCTGCAGCCACTGCCGGCCGTCTTCGTGTTTGTAGGTCTTAAATGTCACTTCGTCGGTCCCTTCTAGGCACGCCACCACGCGGTCGCCGTTCAACGGGTTGCGCTGCTCGGGGTCAACAAAAATAATGCAGCCCTCGGGGTAGCTGCGGCTGTTGCCGTGGGGTGCGGTCATGGAGTCGCCGCGCACGCGCAGGGCAAACGTGCTGCTGCTGTGCTTGACCGGGCATTGCATCCAGGCGTCTGCCTGGCCTGGCTGGTGTGGGTCGGCTGCGCTGCACCAATCGCCCGCTCTTACCCAAGAAATTAGCGGCACCCGACCGCGCAGATCTGGGCCGGGCTCGGTGTTGGCGGCCGTTGACTTGGCGATGCCGTTGGCGCGCATGGCGCCTTCGCCGGTGGCCAGCCAGTGCGTGTCGCAACCGATGAGCTCACGTGCCTTGACCTGCCCGCCTTGAGAGACGCCCCGGGTCTCCCAGTTCTTGACCGTCTGCGGCTTCTCGCCCAGCAGGTGGGCGATTGATGTGAGCTTGCGGGCGCCCTTCAGCTCAATGGCTGCGAGGTACAGGCGGCGCGTAACTTCGTGCATCAGCGCATTTTTAACGTGATGTTTCCTGTGGGCGTTGACTTGCGTGATAAACATAGTGTTTAATACCCGGTATGCATCCACACGCAAAACTTATCGACCGCCTTGGTGGGTCCAGGGCCGTTGCCCAGGCGCTTGATCTGAAGTCGCCCGGCGCATTGCAGCGGGTCAGCAACTGGAAGCGGCGCGGCATTCCCGAGCTGCTGATGCTCAAGCGCCCCGATGTTTTTGCCGAGCGTGCGAATGCCGACGCGCAATCCACCGAAAAGGACGCCGCTTAAATGAACTTGCACACCGGAAAACTCGATAACCGCATCGAGACCAGCGTGACCGAGGCATTTGCCGACGCACTGGCCGCATGCGCTCACACCTTGAGCATCACCAAAGCAGACCTGGTGCGAGACATGATTTACCTGGGGTTTGCAGGCGAGACTTATTCGCTTCATTTGGCCAAGGATAAAGACGCTAGTACGAAGGCGCTACTGGCAACCATGCGGGAGTCTTTTGGCAGCGATGCTGGCCGGCCATGAGCGGCGCCGAACAGACAGGCGAAGAACTGCCCACCCCCTTTCCCTCCCCAACCACCACCTGGCTCGCACAGCAGCGTGCTGGCTCGATCTGTGCCGGCTGCCACTCCCCGGCCAACAAGCAGCAGGCCGGGCCGGTGGTGGGGGCGTTTTTCTTGTGTTTTGGTGGCGGCTGGTGCGCTGCCTCTTTCAAGGGCTGAGCCATGAGCACGTTAGATACCCAAGGCGTGAAGCGCTACACAACTGGCGCGTTGCCGTTGAAGGACTCAGCCACGCGCGCCGATCGCGTGGAGCGGATGCTGGCGAACCACCAGCGCGGTGGTGGACAAAACATGACGGTGCGCGAGGTATGCGAGGCGTTCAACCAGGCGGGGTTTATGCGTGCTGAGGCGCGCGAGCTGCTGGTGCTGTTTCCGCACCATGGCGAGGCTGCATTGGGCTTGCTTGAAGCGG